GCCGAAAACGAGATTGCCGCCAGCGCCAAGGACTCGCTCGCGCAAGCCGGTCGGGGCGTAGGCGTGGATGCCTGCTTGGGCACCGGCCCCAGCAGTCCCGCCAGCAGCACCGAAATACGAATCATACAGCTTACGCGCCCCGGCGACGGCACCTTGATATTCAGCGGGGGCCTGACCATTCGGGTTGAGATTGTATCCTGCCTGCGTGAGCGCATTCTGGAACATGGACGACCGGCCTTGATCCTCCATGGCTACGAGTTCTCCGGCTACTTGCTGGGGCACCGGGAGGAGTGAAGCGGCGGTCGGAAGGCCGGCCTGAAACACATTGGGTTGAGCAACGGGAGCTGCCTGCGGAGGGGCCATGGGCGCTGGGCCACCTTGCCCGCGCAGGTTGGCAAACGTGGAGTTCATCGCTGCGCCAATGGCTGAACCCTGTTGACCCGGAGCCAGAATACCGTCATTACGCACCTTGGCGAAATACGGGTTCGTGTAACTGTTGGGATTGGTCGCCATTTGGTGATAAGTTTTGCTAATGGGTTGTCTTGTCGGACTCAAGGGAAAAGGGGACGGCTTTGGCATAGACCGGGATAGGCTTGCAGGTCTTGCAGCCGCCTTTGACGCGGAACTGGGCGACGGGGAATACTGCTGTGCCGGGGTTGCTGAATGGCATTGGCGCTGGCTGGCCCTTGCGGCGGGCGGCGCGTTCGGCGGGGGTGATGATTTTGCTCATGTGCAGTCCAGTCTAGACGGGCAATCCAATCCGCTATCAAACAATGCCTGAATCTCGTTAACGGTCATTGTTCCCGAGGATGAAGTTAGCATGTTTCCGTGGAAAACAAATGGCGCGACCAGTCCAGATATGGACAGAATAAGCAGGACGCTAAACCTACCCGTATGAGGGAGCACGTAGTTAAACGTAACCGGACTCACATATCCGGAGAAACTATCGCTAAATAGGAAGTCTCCGTTCTGGTCGAATACATACCAGTCCCCACTGGAAGGCAGCACGGCCCCCGCGCTAACAGAGAGTGTAATGAGAGACGAGAGTGTATCCCCGCCTACGCCGTTTATACTGCCACGGATGGACTGTCCGCTTCCGTATAACCCGCCTGAGCTAACGGCATCGGATGTGAAATCAAGCTCAAGCGTTGAGCCACCATCCGTAGCGTCGAAAGTGACGAATGGATTTGTAATGTATCCGACACAATTGCTCGTGTGGTCGTCTATGGCGGACTGTGCTTCCGTTTCGTCCGCATACCAGTCGCCGGTAAATTCAGTAGCCGGCGGCAAGAGAAACTTCGGGCACGCCTCCAACTGCCGCGTCGTGCCGCTGTCGTCCCAGAGGGCGATGACGGGGGTGGGCACCATGGCCATGTCGCAAACCATGGTGAACGCGCAATCAACCTGTGTGGTTTGTCCGTCTCCAATGGCGACAATCTCTATCACATAAATCCCGTCCGATGGAATCGTGAACGTGTCGGTTGTCGTAGCTTCCTCGTATTCGGTGCTGCTTATTAGAACAAGTGTTCCGCTTGAGCACTTGTAGATATTAACCGTCAGCAAATTACCATTGCAGTCATAACGATAGTGGCAGCATCCGGTGGGATTTCCTGATGCCGGAACAAGGGTGTTGATTGGCCCGAACGTCCCCGAGTTGGTCATAACAATGAAAGCCTCCACGTTCGCCAATCCCGGCCCACCACCCATACAATACAGCGTCGTAACAGGAACGGAAAGTGTATCTCCGTCGTGATAATTCACGCCAGCAATTGTGATATACTGGTCTGCAACTGAATCGGGATTGGTACCTCCCGTCACATCAGGTTCATCAAAATGAACCGTGAGCGTCACCATTCCAACAGAAGACGGGGTTGCGTTTGAAGTGACTGAACAAGTCACCAGCTCTAATGCGGTGTTGTAGGTGCCGTTGTCCAAGACGAACGTGATTCCCGAAGCCAGTTCGCTAAGGGTGACGATTGCCGGAGTGCAAGGTGGCGAGCTAGAAACAACCCAACTGAAATCAAGTTCACTTGTGGCGAGCGCCGAGAATCCGCACCACATGGACATTTCAGCGGCTCCGGGGTCAGAGGAAACGTCGCCGCTTAAAATGAACTCGTTGGGCGTAGAGTTATCGAAGCTAAACGAGTTCAGGTTTGCCGCATCTCCATCGGGAACCTCAATGTAACCGTAGCAATCGGCAACGAAGTCCGCTATGGCCGAAGCCGCAGTTGCGTAATCTTCGTATGGGTCGAGAAGCGGCGGAATGTTTAGTTCGCATCCACATACCCCGATAACCGAGTCGCAACACGGAAGACATGGTGCCGATTGCGTGAATAGGGATGGGTCAAACGGGTTCATGCCACCGTCCAATAATACGTGCCGGGCGTGGTCGCCGGGTCATCTGGGTCTCTACCGCAGGCAACGAAGGTCTGGGGCCAAGCAAGCGACGGACTGACGGAGGTGATAACCGCAGACGCCACAACAGCCAACCCGATCAGCAGATATGCGTTGTCATCGTCGTCCGGTGGGACTGGTCCACCGTCCAGCGATTCAACTGCGACAGCGGTTGGGATGCCGTCCGCACCAAGCGATGCATGAAGATAGATATACCAAGTGTCGTCCGCACCACTGATGTCCAGTGGCGTGTTCACGTCAGTCGGTATGATTCCGTTTACCGTCCCCAGCAGAACCTTCACATTCTCCGTATCCACCGCCACGAGCTTCAGCGGCCAGTCGCCCACCACGCCGCTGGAATCTCCTCCAGCAACACTGGTAAGCCGACCCATCAAATTATCCGTGCTACGGTCAAATTGCTGGGCGGGCATTACCTCCATTCCGGGGTAAGTCCTAGACGGAATTACTTGTTTACCGAAGGCCATTAGAATGCGTAGGAAACCTTGGTCCTACGGAAAACAACGACCCCAGAGGTATCCACAAGGTACGGATCATTGTCCGTGTCGATGACCAGAGTACCACCTGGGAACGTGGACGGAATCGAGCTAATCAACTGAACATCGTATTCGTCGCACGGGATGCTGTTAAATGTGGCAGCCGTGCTTGAGTTCACCCCTGAAGCTTGCGCGAGATAGCCGCCCAGTCCTTCGCCAAGTGTCTTGATGCCGCCGTCCGTGGGCTTGAAATATCCAGTGACATATCCCCATGCCTCAACCGTGAACGGCACGTCGCTGATTTGGGTTACGTCGTAGCTGACCTCGTAGCTTGCAAGCAGCGTCATATTGACGGGCGGCTGCTGGATAAATTCATCCGGCCCAATGTTGAAATAAGCCACGCCCGGCATGTAGAATCCGTGATTCTTCTTGAAGGTCTGCGTCGCCGGAGGCTTCCGATAAACCGCAGTATTCTGGAAATACCCGTTCCTTGGCTCTTGGTTCAGGCTGATGAGATAGCCGGTGCCGGAGCCTGGATAGCTGGGCGTTGCTGCGGCTGCCGTGAGCGTGACCACATTGTAATCCAGTGCGCCATCCGATTGCCCCTGCGTCGTGATGCTTGATTGCCCATCGCCTTCAGCCCAGCGGTAATCGTAGCGCACCCATCCGTCGCCCTGCGAAACATTCGTGTCGAATAGGGTTACCGTGCCCCCGATGGTTGCGCTCGGTGTCGCCGGGGCCGCATCATATTCAACCCGGTGATAAATAACCAGAGCGTCCTTTATCTGAATCAGGGCCTCATCAACCACCATGCCGTCGCCGCGTTCATAGTGGCCAACCCACATTTTATAGCCAGTGTCATCCTTCTGCTCAATGCCGACAAGCACGAAACCGGAAGGCGTCGAGATTGGATTCGTGGTGACAGAGAGAGGCGTAACGTAGGTGATGGTCGCCTGCGTGATGCCGTTCGCGGAAGCAGGGGATGCCGGATTGAAGTTTACGGTTCCGCCCTGAGAGTTCCTGTACTCGATGGAAATTTGACCACTGGTTCCGGGGACGCCACCAGAGCCAGCGGCAGCAGCAAATTCATAGGTGTAGATTTCTCGCCCGTCCGGGTGGAGGACACCGGGGCCGACCAAGGTGAACCCGGATGGCGTCGGAGGAATGGTGCCAATGGCAACGATGGTGCGAACGATAACCTTCCCGCCGAACCGCAAATTCTGAACATCGCTGAGCGTCCGGTCTCCGTTGTAAATGCGCTTGATCCGCCGGAGCGTGCCGTCATCGGTTGCAATCTGTTCCTTTAGGATGGCCGCAGTGTACGGCGAAGGTGCGGTCTGAGTACCAACCACGAGGTCAACTGCGGTGCCGGCTGAGAACTGGACGTAGTTGAACTCAACATTGATGTTCCCGTCCTGATCGAAGGTGATGTCAGGGTCGCCAACCTGCGTCTCTGCCGTGGAATCAATCTGCTCGTAAATCAGCCGGATGAGCGGGTGATGGTCGGCCAAATCCTGCGGGAACCCCTTCGCATCATCATCCATCTGGATGTACGTCAGGCGCAAGCCATCCCATCCAGTCGGGGTCTCGCCGCTTGGCCACGGGTCAACCGTGCCGGCCGTGTATCCGCTGCCTCCAAGCTCAACCGGGAGAGTCCCGGTCGTCGTCGGCTTAATCCATCTAGTCAGCCGCTTGCGCCCATCAGGAAGGATTTCCGAGAAGGGTTTCCTCGCTTGGTTGACCGGGCCGCCAAAGAAGCTCATTTAACCCCCGTTGAAGGGCGAGGCAGTGATGACAGACGCGGTGCTGGAGGCACTCAGGCAGAACTTGGAGTTGTTATATTGGTTGGCGCTCCAGGTGTAGGCCGTGCCACCGGGGAGAACGTGGCCGCTGGTGCTGGTGGGCGTCGAGCCCTCCCAGAACACGCGCACGTCGTCGCCGGCCACGTCAAAGGTCACAAGCTGGACTTCGGGAATGCCCGCAGATGGAGCGTAACCTGTGACGGTGGTTGCGCCAGCGGTGACCGTAGTCACTTGCGACGTGGTGTAGGAGGTTCCGCCAAGAGTCATGGCGGGCTGTGGATACAGGGGTCTTAGAATGTTGGAAGACATAGGATTTAGTTGTTGAGGTTGAAATTAGTACCCAGGCCATCCCCGCGCCTGATTGGAGACGTGAGTCTGAACGCGGAACGGAAGCTGAATGCCCATCTGCCTTTCTTCTCTGTCGTGAGCCCGGTCCAGCTCGGCTTGGGATAGCGCATCAGCGCCAGAAGCCTTCTCGAACTGAGCATCCATCCGAAGGTAGTCCGCATAGGAGGCGTAAACGACGTACTGGAAAAGGAACTCAGGCAGCAGCAGAATCTCCCAACTGTTCGGCGTCGTGTCGGGTGACTGGCCAGCGGTTGTGGCCACAATGCACTTCCAGAAATTCATCACTCCGCTGGAATCGGTGAATAGGATTTGCTGGCCAACGGCGTAGGTCGCAATGGCGCTGTAGTCGGCCCCGGAGTAGCTTGGTTTCCCCTTGCGGTAATACAGGTAGAGCGGATAGCCAGCGGTGTACCATGTCGGGAAAGTCCACAGCCAGCCGTTCCAGACCCACGCATTCGTGCCGATGATCTGGATGCCATCGGGCATCATCTCGAAGCCCTGGGGCACCGGATAACCAGCGCCAACTGGGTTCGTCTGATAAACCTGAAATACGGCGTCGATGAACTCCTCTCCCAACTGGTCATTCGAAATCAGGAGCGTCGTCGGAGTCGAATACGTCGTCTGCGTGAGGACGTTGCCCCAAACATAGAGACCCTTGGCGGCGTCACCGACATAGGAGATGGTCGAGCCGTCCGTTGACATGGCAGGGCCGTAGGTTCCAGCGCCAGCGGTGGAGGCAGAGGTAAAGAAAATGTTGCAGACCCAAAAACCGTTGGCGAATTGGCTGATGGTGGCCGGCGACGTACAGGTGGCGCTCGTGGCTCCCACCGTCCCATTCACCACATCGAAGAACGCCGAGTAAGTGTTCGCGCCGTCATTGGCCGTCAGGTAGAGGTATCGCCCGCCGATGGGACGAGCATAGCACGTCAACTGATAGGTCGCATTCGGCAGGAACGTGAGCGACTGAAGAACCTTGTGCTCGCTGTTTGCGGTCGTCTCCAAAAGGCGCGAGGCCGTCACCCGGCCATCAGCGGGATTGGCGATGCTGTTCTTGGTGACGGTCGTGGCCGTGGCCGTCCAGTACGTCGTAACGCTCAGGTTATTCGGATACTGACCCTGATTACCGACGAAGCGGGCCTCACCATTCGGGCAGACCGCCAGCCAGTTGCTTGCGATCCAGCCGTTGTCACTCGCATTGTTGTAGTATTGCTTCAGCGCCGTTTTCTGGGTGGCGGGGACGGCGGTGTAAGATGACCAGTTGATTAGGCCACCGAGGGTGTCTAGGAAATCCGAATACGAGCGGTAACGGACAGAGGCCATGTTATGAGTTTTTCAACTGCGCCTGAATCGCTGCGTTGACCTTGTGCTTTCGCTCAAGATAGATGTCACCGCCTGTGCGGTTGAGTTTCATGTTGCTGTTCTTCATGTCGAAGAACATGCGCTTTGAGCGGGGCTTGTAACCGGGCAGGCAACACTGGGGGTTGTCGAAAAGGAACTCTTCCGTAAAGGCCCTGTCCTTCCAGCAACCCGGATACTCCAGATTCCAGCGAAGGTATATAATCGGCGGGATCGACGCCATCGCCTGCCCTCGCCCATCGCCCGAAGTCGGCGCATGGCCTTCTTTCACTTCCTTCGCCGTCTGCGCCATCTGAGCCGCTGCCACAGCCTTCTCGCGTGGCAAGTTGGCGTTGACGACATCGGTAATCTCAGCCGCAAGCTGGGTATGTTCGGTCTTTAGCAGGAGTTCTTTTCCGGTTTCCATAAAAAATGAAGGGGCGGTGCAGGATTAGCCGCGCCGCCCCTGTTATCACATAATCACTTAGCTGTTCGGCTGGAAGGTGCCGTCTCCCTGATCCTGAACATTCAGGAGGATGGTGACAGAACCCGTGGTCGTCGCAGAAGGCGAGCCCGCGCCCGCATTCGTGAACGTCGCAACCAGGCTCACAGCGGAGGTCGCGGAGGCATTGGTGAGCTGGTCAATCGTCGAGGTCTGAGCGATAGCGCCAACGGCACCAACGGAGGTCGAGGCGATGAACGCGGCAACACTGGAAGTGGAGCCAACGGCCATCGACAGGGTGCCGGTGCCAGTGACGTTGAAGGCGGTCGTCACGACAGCGCGGGCCTTGTCAACCATCCACGCGGTAGGCGTTGAGCCCAGCGTGACAGTAACAACGTCCGTCGCGGTCGTGGCCGAAGCCTGGGCAACGTAGGTGTAGGGGATGACGAACTTTTTGTTCCAGCCTTGGATGCGTTCAACATCGGTAAGCGGGGAAATGAAAGTCGCCGGGAGGGTGGTGGAATATGCAGCCATTGTAGTAGTCTCCTTGTGGTTGGCTTAGCTGGCACCCTTGAAGGCACCGAGACCGAGCGGGTTTTTGACTTCCAGCGTGATGGCGCAACGAAGGAAGCCATTGGGGCCACCACCGAAGTCAGGGAGGTCCACGGCCTCGACACCGAACATGTAGCTGAGGGCCACAAGGTCAGGGTCGATGACGTAACCACGATTCTGCTGCTGGGCGGTGACAATCTGGGGATTGGCACCGTCAACAAGGCCGTTGAACATGTCGGGGATGATCGTCACATCATGGAAGTCGCCATGATAGATGGTCACATTCAGGTCGATCTGGTGCTGGGTGGCATCCTGATTGACGAGGTACACCTGGGTCGCGGTCGTGCCAGAGCCGTTGCGCTGGAACTTCGAGATGGCCCGCTTGAGGGTCGGGCCGGTGTATTGGGTGTAGTTGCGACGGCCACCGACCTGCTGGAAGATCGACTGGTAGACATCGTTGAAGCCGGATTCCGTGAGCGCACCAGAGGTGGCCGTGGAAATCGAGGCGGTCGGGGTCGTGTAGATGGCCGGGATGTCAGAACCAGGGGAGGTGCTGATATACTTGCCAAGGGCACGCATCTTCGAGGGGACGAGGCCGGTGCCAAGCTGAAGGTCGTTGTCGGAGCCGATGGCGGCTTCGATGTCGCGCTTCATCTCGCGGGCGGCTTTCGTCTTCGAGTTCGCCATTTCGTTGCTCACGCCGGCCGGGTCGGACGCAAGCTGGTTGCGCGACACCGCCCAAGTGCGGGAGAAGTTCTGGACGCGGTTGCCGGTGCGGGCACGCTGGGCAACCTGATCGGTGAAGCTGGAAACGTCAGCACCTTCAACCACGCCACCAAAGGAGACGGGAAGGAGGGTGTCCATTTGCCACTCGTGAAGCATGTTCGATGCGTCGGTGGTCTTGGAGAACGTCGAGGTTTTCGGGCAGTCCTCCGGGGTCAGAATCGACAGCGCATTCGTGAGGTCTTCACGGTCGCCAGCGGTATTATAAGTCGTTGCAATAGCCATGTTATTGAGAGTTTCGGAATCGTTGATTTGCCTTGAGGAGTTCGGCAAAGTCCTTGTGCCCGAGGCTCTTTTTACCACCCGTGACCCTGTTTCTCTCTGCTGCCAAAGCTTGCTGCGCCATCACGCCCGTGGGGGCTCGTGTGATACTGGCGTCGGAAGAAATTTCTGACTGACCTGACGTTGGTTTCGGTTTCGGCTTGGTCGTCGCTGTGGCTGCTGGCTTGGCCCCCTTGCGGGCCGCTATCGCCAACTGGCCTTCCACCAACAAGCCAACCAAGTAGTCGGAGTTGGGGTAAGCGCGAAGGATCGGATTATCTCGGAGCGCCTGCCTAGCCATCTGGTAGCCGGGGTGGCTCTGGTCCTTCAGGAACGGGAACTCTTCGCTGGCCGACTGCTGTGACTGGGTGCGGGCCGCCAGGAACTTCTCGCGGGCCGGAATCGCCATCCGTTCATCTTTCTTGGCAAGTGTCAGCGCCGTGATGAGCGCCGGCTTGGTCATCTTCCCCCACTTCGTATCCAGCCCCTCGGCCGGGAAATCAGAGTGAAGAAGCATTTCCGCCTCCACAATGTCGTTGGTCAGGGCATCGCGGTACTGGTTCAGTTGATCCAGCGTCGTGATGTGACCAAGCGGAGCGTCGGTGATGACCGGAACGGGAACCTCTTTTTCCACTTCCTGCGGGTGGACCGCAAGCTTGGCTTCGAGTTCAGCGATTCGCAGCTCTGCCGCCTTGGCGCGAGCCGTGACCTTTCCAATCCGTCTGTCAATCTTCTGCTGTAGCTTTGGGTCGAGAGTATGGGTCTCGGGTGAAAGAACTTCTTCGGCGTCGGTCTCCTCGGCGGCTTGCGCCTCCGTTTCAGTTTCCTCGGCCTTGACAGGAACCTTTTCGGCTTCCTCGTTTTGCGCGGGTGTTTCCACCGCCTTCACAACCTCCACCGCTTTCTCGAAAGCACTTGGGCTTTGCTTGCCCGCGAGCGCCTTTGCGAAATCGGCAACGGACGTGTTGGCTGCGCCTGTCTTTTTCTCAGAACTGGTTTGCTCGACCTGAGCCGGCTGTTCAGTGGCCGTGGGAGTTGATTCTAACGTCATGGATTTTTTGCCCCCAAGAAGGGCGTAAGCAGAACTAATGGTAAGTTCAGTGATTGAACTTCATAAGAAAAACTACTTAAGGTCAATAACCTTTTGATTTGGGGTGTTATCGCCATTTCATCCCAGTAAGCTCGTGGCATGAACACGAGGAAAGACATACTAAATGGGATTGCATGTTATGCCCATCAGCAGCGGGTAATAATTCGAGTTATCAAAAGACACGGAGGAAGCATCCATCAAAGGGAATTTGACCGAATCTTTGGTGACACATCCAGAAGGCCAACCACGCCAAAAGAGAGAAGGGAGAGCGGGTGCCTGTGGATTGATTCGTTTCGGAGGCCCAGGATTTGGCCGGTAGAAAAAGATGCATATGTCCTTGGGGATTTCATGGGATTCGGAGACAAATCAAAATGGCTCCATCTCACCCAGATCATGGTTGCGGCCGGCCTCTTAAAGCAAAGCGGCAGACTTCCAAACGTACACTACTGCTGCGCTTGAATAGACCGCTGTTCTTCTTCGTGCCGAGCCTTGGCCTCCACCTGCTCAAGCTGGCCGCGATAAATGTTCTCCAAATTGATGTAGCAACGAATCTCGCCCTTCACGACAAGGCTTTCGCGGTCGCTCTTAACGGTGTCAGAGTCCACCGAGAATGCCACGGCCTCATTTTTCAAGTCGGTCACGAGTGCCATGAAATCTGCGAATTGCGGTATACCCACGAGCGGGATCATCGCCGCCTCGATGCGGTCCATCTGAACTTGGGCCTTGGATTTACGAGCCATTGATGACGGGGGTGGGTTGGACGGCACCGAGCCTGCCGATCTGCTTGTTCTGCTGTTGCTGCTCGATCATCTCGACCTGCTGGGCGTAAACATCAACGCGCTCGCGAAATGCCTCGTCTGCCTGATACCGCGCCACGACATCCGGCGACTGCGCCCAATTTTGGAGCGTCATCTTTGCAATCTGCGGAGGCGTGTTGGGGCGCACGTTAATGGCCAATCCAGCCCACAGCTTCGTGAGGTCTTCCTGCACCTCGTTGATGACGGCTTCAGCGCCAACCTCGGCGGGGCGAAGAATGCGAGCAGCCATCGAAGGGTCTTCCGCTTCCATGCCGACCTGAAGGAACTCGGTCCAGTCAACAGCGCCCGTGCGGTCAGCGGCGGAAGCGAACTCCATCATGCGCTTGATCTTCTTCTCCTGGTACTCGGGGTCTGAGTTGCGAATGTCATAGACCAACTCGAAGAAGAAATCCTCATCCTCGGGGCCACGCTGAAACTCGGTCGCCTCATCGGACTGGATTCCGACAACGCGGAAATAGGTGACTTCGCTGCCGTACTTCTTAAACAGTCGCCACACCTGGGTCAGCGAAGCCGCCAGCGATTTGAAAATCTTATTCACCTCTGCCTGATTCTTCGTGGGATTGATCGGCTCATCGGAGTCCGATTTCGCAAACCCAACATAATCCCGAGCGTCATTGGTCAACGTCGCCAAGCTCGCCTCGGTTGTCTCATCAAACGGAATCGGCTGGCCGTAGTGGTACTCATTGGGCCGGCGCTCGGGCACCCTGGCTCCAGCGCCCCACTTCAGCAGCGGCCTACCGATGGGGTAGAAGATCGTCGGCATGATGTTATAACTCGCCGTGTCGATTCGTGCGTCCTTGTGGGCCTTGATGTTGTCCTGAAGCGGCTTCAGCGGCTCAGGGAGACCACGGGAGTCATGCAGCTTGCGGGACAGGTATTCGCGCCGGTAGAGGACAAACGGGTAGCGTCCGTCGTTGTCGCCGTAGAGGGTGTATTTCGCGTAACCCTTGTGCTTGCCCCAGTCCTTTCCGCCTGCGCTGGCCGGCAAGTCGGGATTGAAAATCGTCAGGTAGATGCCCGGAACGCCGTCTTCATCCGACAGTCGTTGGTAGGCCCACACAACTCCAATTTTGTCCGTGAACCGCTGCTGGGTATAGACGAACGAGCGGCTCATGGGCTGCATGTATTCCTGTGGCGTCACAGAAATCATCTTGCCCTTCATGGTCGCAATCGCGTGCTCCACCCAAGCCTTGTCCCAGCCGTCAGTGTTGACCAGCGAGCGAAGTTTCTCCGGCGTGTAATACCGGACGTTCCAAATCCCGGTCGCCATCTCAATGTCCGTCGTGTCAGCCGGGATGAACAAGTCGGTGTCGAGGTTGAAAGCCCGCATCACCGGATAACTGCGCTCCCGGCCGACAATCGCCACCGTGGTAACGCCGGTCTGCGAAAGCTCACGAAGCATCTTGTTCGCCTTGGACTTCGACACCCCGTAGTGTTCCTCGAAAGTGGATTTCAGGTAGTCATCGGCATCACCCGATGCGAGCAACTGAACCATGTCGATTTCCGGGAACGCTGACTGAAAATCCTCGATCCTCAAAAGCTGAAGTGTCTTCTCCTGGCTCGTCTCCCAGAATTGCCCCATCACAAAAGCGCCCTTCTCCTGCAAATACTGAGCCCCCAGTTCAATCTCCCGGTCGAAATCCGGCATCTGGGTCTTGATCATCCACCGCATGAACGTGGAGACCTGTTTCGCCCGCTTGATGTCATTCCCCTCAACCGGCTGGGCCACGAGTGAGGACTTGTTGATCGCCTCCAGAATCAGGGCAACCTTGTCATTAATCAGGTTGTCGATGAGGTAAACGCGAAGGTCGGAAGCGCCGTCCCATGGCACCGGATCGGTTTGGCCGTTGGGTCCGCGACTGTGCTTCTTGCCGTCCGCGCTCTGGCCACCCCAAATGGCATAGCGGGCCGCGTAGTTCGCTGCACACTGGACCGTGTAGGGGTTGTTGTTGGTCACGCATTGGTTGAATGCGTATTTCAGCTCGCTGAAGTCCGGGCCATCGTCGCCAACGGGGGCCAATTGCTCATCGGCCTTCGGCAAAACGGAATTGGGCGCGTTGTAGGAGGACATCAGGTGATATTAGGACAACTACTGTATGGCGACTGGTTGTAAAGGAGGAACGGGAGCCCCTGTCACGCGGAGGAGCATGGCCATGTAGTCCTGCCAGCCTTCGGGGAGGGTGTCATGTTTTACCCTGTTTTCTCTCTTTAGCATCGGTTTCAGGTTTCTCCAGTTGAAGCACGCCAGCTGGTGATGCTCGTTTTTCATATTCCACGCGGCACACGGAATGTGGTGATCGATATGCCAAAGCGCCCCGTAATTATCCCATGACATTTCGCCCGTGAACATTCCCTGAAGATGATTGCGAACATCGTCGAATCCGATTCCGAGTAATTTAACAGAACTCAATCTTTTGAACCCCTGGCCATGGGTTATCGCCTTTTGCAGACGACTCCTCAGGGCGAAAGTTATCCGATAACTGATGTTCTCTTTGTATTTTCTTCTGATGTATGCCCGCTTCCTTGCGTTATATTTCTCTCGATTTTTATTTATATACTCTTTTGCCACAATCGCACACCGCTCTTTATTTTTGTTATGCCACGCCAATGATACGCGAATTATTCTGTCCTTATCTTTTTGGTATTTCAGTTTCGAGTCTATGGACCTGCACGGCTTACAGACCGCTTGAGGAACTCGTCGGGCTCCGCTTTGGCATGTATGAAAATCAATAACTGATTTTTCTGTTTTGCATTTCGTGCAAGTCTTTGTGCTTGGGATTTCCATTTTTTCAGTATGAAGAAGTACGGCCATAGGTCAATGGATCGCCATGTGGTTTTGCGTCGATGAACTGAATATCCGATACCGACAGGTAGCGGTACAGGTCGTGAAAATCCTTCGTGGCCTCGTTACGACCACCTTTTCCCGTGTGCTCCTTGAACATATAAATCGTGTTCTGGCAGCGATCTGAAATGAAAATCTTCGGTGAGTTCATGGAGTCCCTTGGCTTCGTTTCATCGTAAGCGAACAGATTATTGAGAAGCTGTGTCCCGTTTTCGATGTCAACACCTGGCGCAGGGATGACCGTCATTCCGGCATCGTCCAGATCGGAAATGATTGTCGTGGCCCCGTCCTCGCTCTGCTTTTCGGCGGCACCCATGCGCGGGTCGATGTAGCGCTCGAAAATTTCTTCATCGCCCTCAAGGTCTTTTATAAGCTCCACATAATCTCGGATTCCGCGCTTGCTTCCTTTCTGGGCCGGACCCGGTTTCCCCTCTGGCGTGCTGGACGGAAGTGCCCAATCATCATAGTCAGGCCATTCGCGGTAGACCCACCACGTCCCGGACGAGTCAATCGCAACCCACGCCATCGCCCAATTTTTCGATCCAGCGGGGTCGATTACCATGTATCGCGTGACCTTGTATGGAACAGGATTGTCCCGCTTGTCTTTCTTCAGATTTGCCTCCAGCCACGGCATCTTGTCGTGCGGGATTACGTTCACGTCTGGATTAAAACCGGGGTGGATACTGGTGATGCTCTTGGTCGGGATTCCGAATCCTCGGGCGAGAATCGTCTCGCGGTCTGCCCCTGCATTCAGGCGAAGAAATTCCTGATAGTCCGTGAATGGGTTGTCCATTGTCCACGCATAGTAGATCGCGCACGAATCAACCGAGAGCGATTCCTGCATAACTGGAATCTCCTTCATAATTTTCGGGTGATCGCAAAATCTGGTCTGGAGCGTTTTTGTCTTTGCGAGGATTTTTTGGATCGTGTCATTCCATCCGTCGATGACGGTGAACGTGAGAAGCAGTCGGCCGTGATACGTCATCAGTCGGCCCTTGCGAATCGTCTCCATGAGTTCCAGCGGTATGACCTCATCTGCCCACATAAAGTGGGCCTTCACGCCCTCAATAATCTGGTCGTTTTGGGCATACTGCGCGTAATTGAAAAACTTGATTGAGCCGCCACGGCGACAACTAGGAAGCGGTGGAAGAATGCATATTCCGTCTGTGAAGCCGTTTTTTTGACCATACTGAAGGCTATGACTGATGCCTTTTTTTGTAGGAAGTTTTTTAACCGCCTCTGGCAGCGCCTCCCACACGAACCGCTGCTGGTCGTCAATCGAGCGCTTGTCCGTGACATGCCAGCAATAAACTTCCGACTCTGGAATCGTCGCTCCGGCCCACACTGTCAGCCGAGAGCCGAACGTCGTCTTCGCGCTTTGGTTGCCGCCAAGTAAAACGTGGATGTTGTATTTCTTCCAGTTCTTCTGAACCAAGTCCCATGAAGGAAGTGACCATCCCTGCCCCACGGGATTGCTGATTGCGTTGGCCTCACAATCTTTTCTCAACTTCACATATCGCGCAAGATCGGCGTCGGTCCAACCGTGATTTTTATACAAGTCCTCAACCCGCTCACGCGACAAAACGGATCGCCATGGAATTCCGAAATCGGGCTGGTAGTCATCCGCGTAATGTATTTTTGCCATGTTTATTTTTCTTCTTTTTCCGCGTCCTCCAACCGTCCTTGTAGGGATCGTCGTAATGCCGCCAGTCGAGCGGTGGCGGCTCCCATTTTTTGCCCTTGGGCTTGTTGGACATGGGGGATGAGTGAGGGCGCGGGTGGATTACGGCAACTTATTTTAGGCGTGCCTGGTGGTGGTATTAGTGGGGCTTATGAATGAGGGGCGACAGAAATATGCGGTTGCAGACAGCCATTGGCCCGTCCGAAATCTGGCATGGCACGCAATTACGTTTTTGCACGACAAGAGGCCGAGGCCCTCATTGATCTACTTGAGGACAACGCCGATTTCCAGCTACACGACCACACGGCCGGCGACATGGCGAAAGAACTCCGTGAGATGTTCGGTATGTGTACGCGAGAGGAATCCATGCGCCGAAAATGGGAGGCCGGAACGTCTGCATCGCCAATAACGATTGGTCTCAATATCCGCACCTATGAGGGTGATTTCGGGAGCATTTCAACGACACAAAACGAATCCGATAAACCACAATGAAACGCATCCTCCTAGCCAGCCCCGTTCGCGGGGGCCTCTCCGTCTCCTACGTCCGGGCGCTGTTCGCGCTCTACTTCTCGAAGCTCAACAAGGTCGGTGGCGGGCCTGATGCTCCCTTCGATTTTGAATGGGCGACAACGAGTGGAACCTCCGTCGCTATGGCCCGAGACCACTTGGCCGACCTGTGCATCAAGTCAGTGACTGACCAAAGCGCGAAACCCGGCTTTCACGGCATGGTCTTCTGGGACGTTGACCTTGGCGCGGCATCGCCCTCGGTGACGCTCGACATGTTCGCCCGGCTGCTGTCCCACGACGTTGATATTGTCGCCGGCCAGTATGTCGGCCACAACTTCATCTCAGAGTTTCACGGGGCCACGATTGACGGCAGCAAGGGGCCGGATGCGAGCGGGCTGATGGAGATGACGCAAATTCCATTGGGCTTCTCGTTTATCAGCACTCGGGCTCTGCTCCAGATCAAGGAGCGCCTTCCGTGGCACCGTTACGCCATGAAGGAGACGGGCGAGCGCGGCGGTAAACCGGAGATGTTTGAGTTTTTCCCGAATGGGGTGGTGGGGCCGAATTCGGCGGAAGGGAAGCTAGGACGAATCAAGGATTTCATCAAGCAATGGGAATCCCACGAAATCAGAACACACGAAGAATTATTGAACCGCATAATTTTCACGGCAGACGACAAGGACTACTCCACCAACATCATGCTCGGTGAAGACTACTACTTCTGCAAGCTGGCCCGAGACGCCGGACTGAAACTCCACATCGACAACAATCTCATCATCCCCCACGAGACCAGTGTTCGGCTTCCAGTGGACAATGGGAAAATCCTTGCGGCGCTGTCGGAGCCTTGGCGACTGGCTAATGATGCCACGCCGATGGATGTGGCGAATTTGATTGAGCGGCTTCGGGTGTCGTTGTCGGAGGATATTCCGTGAAACGACACGCCGACCAGATCAGAGCGGATAAATTTGCCGACAGCGTTCTTAGCTCAAACGGAATCCAAAGAATCACGTTGAATCCGGTTTCGTGCTACGCTCGGGAGCCGGGCGATTTCGTGATGTGCGTTTGCGCCAAGGGTCCTGAGGGAGAACAGCACAATTACATGATGCAGATGAGCCGATATGAGTGCGACCACTTCAAGCTGGACCCGATGGACAGCTATCGCGAACTCATGCCGCAATGCCAGATTCTTGAAATTGAAACCAGAAAGCGGCGCGAGCTATTCGCTAAAATGATGGCAGAACAAATAGCTTATGCGCTTTTAGACCACATCGAAAAAAATGACCCTCAGTTCGGGTACACCCGCGAACAGTGGGACGAAATGAAACGCCAATGAACCAACCACGCCCCCTCCCAACCCCCGAAATCTACGAGAACATCGAGGCCCTTCAGCTTCCAGATGACACCCAAGGCTGGCATAGTACCCACCCGGTTTTCACGCGGCTCATCAACGAGACCCGCCCAAAAACCATCATCGAATGCGGGAGCTGGAAGGGTGCCAGCATCATCAACATGGCGAGGATCGCTCCCGAGGCCAAGCTCTACGCCGTGGATACCTGGCTCGGCGGCATCGACCACGAACTGAATCAGCAAGTGGCGACCTCGGTCCTCCAACGCGACCACGGCTACCCGCGTCTGTATTTTCAGTTCCTCGCCAACATCAAACGCGCCGGGGTGCATGACCGCGTTACGCCTATCCCTCAGACCTCCATCAACGGGGCGCGGCTCTTACAGGCTCACGGCATCACCGCCGAACTCATCTACATAGACGGCTCCCACGAGGCGTTCGATCCGTATTACGACATGCTCGCTTACTGGCCGCTGGTGGCTCCTGGCGGAATCCTATTCGGAGACGACATGGGGTTTTCAGGTGTCGCCGTCTCCTACTACCGCTTCCTGATGGACCTTGGCCTGATTACCTCGGTCGAGATTATCGACGGGAACTTTTGGGTGGTGCGGAAGAAGTGAGCGCGGCCAACGCCTAAGGAAAGAAATTACGCCGCTCGCCCCCGAGCCTGAGTTCTCGCGCACTCAGCCGACAGGAGTCGAACCCGCCGTGGCCTAGATTGGGTGGCGTCAGGAACCGAACGCCAAAATACCTGCTCAGTCGGCAACCGCCAACACAGGCGCATCAATCGGCTGAATCCCCGTCTCGCGGAAGATGGCGACAGCGACGGCGTACGATGGAGCCGACACACCCGACTCGATATTCCTCACATGCTGCCCCGAAATGCCGATCTTCGCGGCCAGCACGTTCTCGTGCATCGCAGGAACCTGGGCCAGTCGCCACGCTTTGACGCGGGCGGCATACACCGTGAGCTGGTCCTGCACATAGGTCTCAGCGAAAAGCAGGTGCTCTTTGTGGGTTTTGCGGGGGGTCTTGATGCGCTTGGGCTTCTTGGTTGCTACCGGCATGACGGCAACGCTGAGTAGTGAATAATTAAAATCAAGTGTTAATTTGCTTGAGGTGTTCGTAATGCTTGAAAGTGTCCGGCTACTCCCATGAAAATCTACCAATTGACCCTGAGCAATCAGCGCAGCGAGCGCGTCAGCGCGGCGAGCGCGTCAGCGCGGCGAGCGCGTCAGATGCAATCCAGTCGGCCCTGATGAAGAACATCGGACTCACTGTTACCGCGTGCTCCATGCGCGATGGAAGCGGGAACGGAATGGACTTCGAGGTTCCGGTTCACCGCGCCCTTACCCAATCAGACGTTGAACGCCTGAATCCGAAACGTGAGCCGCGCCGGAGTGAGCCGGTCGTTCCGCAGAAGAACGCGCCTTGGATTGAGGAGTGGATGGCGGCGAAGAAGGCATGAGCGCCACTCCAAT